AAGTTTCTATAATCGTCAAATCTTTGTGGATTGGCGAAAGCGTGTTGGAATTGAAGAAGCAAACAAGATTACTCGTATTGCGACTGCACGGGGTACTGACTATCACCAAGTCTGTCAAGATTATTTGGAAAATAAGGAACTGGATTGGAATAATTACCAACCAGCAAGCAAGTATATGTTTCTTCATGCGAAGGAATATCTGGATAAGATAAATAATATTCACGCGATTGAAAGAACTCTGTATTCAGAGTATCTTGGATTAGCAGGTAGAGTTGACTGCATCGCGGAATATGATGGAGAACTGGCTGTTATAGACTTTAAGACATCTGGTAAAATCAAACCAGAAAAGTGGTTGGAAAATTACTTTGTTCAGGAAATGTTTTATGCTTCTGCGTATTATGAACTCACTCAAATTCCTGTCGTAAAACTTATTACGATTATGGTAACTCCTACCGGAGAAGTGAAAGTGTTTGACAAAAGAAACAAGAACGATTATATTAAGTTATTAGTTCGTTACATTAAAGAATTTGTACATCACAATACTGGGGCAGAGAATGGAGAATGAATTAGAAAAGGCACTAGAAAGTAAATTCTTTTGCCCAACACGGTTTGCACAAGAGATTGAAACTCTTGTACATACCGAAGAAAAGATGAGTTACATTGATGCAATTGTTCATTTTTGTGAATTGAACAATCTTGATGTGGAATCCGTACCCAAACTAATTTCAAAGCCATTAAAAGAAAAGATTAAGTACGAAGCAATGGAACTTAATTTTTTGAAGAAGACTTCCCGTGCCAAATTAGTCTTTTAATTCCATTTTGGGGGGAAAAAATTCCCGGCAAAAAATGCCTATATTACTTTTTTTGAAATGATGCCTTTTCAAGCATATACAACCTATCTTGCCCTGAAAAATCACTTTACGAAGGATTCTTATGATTATCACAAATACTGCGGAAAAAGTCGTGCATCACTGGATTCATTCTATAAACGACGGGATCGTTTTTGGTTTGAGAAGGTAACAAGACAAAAAACAGATAAGGAAGTAGAAGAATTTTTTGTTGCAAATTTTGTTTCTTGTGATGATCCTCAATCATTATGGATTGGTGAGATTATGAAAGAAGGAGAAACAAGATATAAAGAATGGCAAAAGAAGGTTCAGTCACTCTCTTATTTGTTTAAAGAAGAATCTCAAGAAATGTTGTCTTCAAACAACTTGGAGCAGTTATTTGATTGCTCAAGGCAACATCCACCACTTTTAAAAAAATTTTTGAGTGGAAAGATTTGTATTGAAACATTGGCAATTTATGACAGAATATTTTCATTTGTAAAAGATTTTGATAAGAAACTTAACGATCCTGTGTGGCAAACTGTAAGCCGTAAGATTAAAAAGTACTCTCCATTCCTACATATAGATATATTCCGATATAAAAAAATCTTGAAAGAAATTATCTTGGAGGACTCATGAGTAAATTTTTTAAATCTGATGTCGTTCGCGCAGAAATGACTGAAATTACAAAGATGCAGGAAGAAATATACAAGAATGTTTTTGAATTTCCTCATATGAGTAAAGAGGAAAAAATTAATCACGTAGATCTTTTGGATAAACTTTTACATAAGCAGCAAGTTTTATATACTCGTCTAAGTTTATCAGATGATCCAGAAGCACAATCTATGAAGAATAAAATTGTAGAATCGGCACAGATGATGGGACTTCCCTCAGGTGTTGATATGAACGTAATTTTTAGCAATATGTCAAAAATGCTGGAACTGATGCGTCAACAGATTGACAAAACAGGTTCCGACCTGTAGAATAGTAGGGGGGATACCCCAAAGGCCAAATCTAACTAATCCGAGGTAAAAATGTCATTTGAAAATCTTAAGAAGCAATCCAAACTGGGTTCTCTGACTTCTAAGTTGGTAAAGGAAGTAGAGAAGATGAGTACCACTTCTGGTGGTGCCGATGAGCGTCTCTGGAAACCAGAGATGGATAAGACTGGTAATGGATTTGCAGTGATTCGTTTTCTTCCTGCTCCTGAAAATGAAGAACTTCCCTGGGCAAAGATGTATTCACACGCATTTCAAGGTCCTGGTGGTTGGTACATTGAGAACTCTCTGACTACCATTGGTGGTAAGGATCCTCTTGGTGAGCATAATCGGGAACTGTGGAATACTGGTACTGAATCAAACAAGGAAACTGTTCGTAAGCAAAAGCGTAAGTTGTCATATTACTCCAACATTTATGTTGTAAAAGATCCTACCAATCCTTCAAATGAAGGTAAGGTGTTCTTATTCAAGTATGGTAAGAAGATCTTTGATAAGATTATGGAAGCAATGCAACCTGAGTTTGAGGATGAAACTCCTATCAATCCTTTTGACTTCTGGCAAGGTGCAAACTTCAAACTGAAGATTGTGAAGAAGGATGGTTACTGGAATTATGATAAGTCTGAGTTTGATCGTCAGGCACCTCTTCTTGACGATGATGATGCAATGGAAGCAATCTGGAAGAAGGAGTATTCTCTTGCTGCTGTAGTTGCTCCAGATCAATTCAAGTCCTATGAAGAACTTGAAAAGCGTCTGAAGATGGTTCTGGGACAAAAGACTTCTCCTTCCGCCTCTCGTGCTGTTATGGAACAAGAGGATGAGTATGAGTCTTATACTCAGGCACCCACTGCCGAGAGTCGTGTAGTGGAAGAACTGGAGCAATCCTATGCCCGTTCTAAGTCTCCTTCACTTCCCGTAGTTAATTCTGTGGATGAAGATGAAGATGATGCTCTTTCATACTTTCAGCGTCTTGCTGAAGAGTGATTAACTAGTTAAACGGATATTATCTCCTCTCTTCAGGTCCTCACTAACATACTGTGAGGACCCTTTTTTGTATGGCATAATATCTCCCATATCATTCATTACAATATTGAGATAGAATGGTTTGAGAACAAAAATATTTCTCTTATTTTCTTCTATTTTATTTTCGTATTCATAATTTGTGACTGGTGCTGCAACGTTTCCACTGTCAACTTGATAACCAGCAAAGTAATCATAAAAACTTACGGAGTATGGTGATGAAACTTCAAGTCCTGCGGGAACGATTGTTACTCCCTGACTGTTTAAGACCTGTGTAGTCTCATAATGATGAATTCCACTATAAAGAGTATCATAATCACCGTACTTGGACAGTAGATAAGTATCAAAAGAATTCTGTGTCAATGGCCATTCCGTCTGAATATTGACAATGTTGTTTGAGAATAATACTACCCAATCTAGAGTTGGATCATCATAAACCTTAAATGCAACGTTGTCCGGTCTTTCGTCTCCGATAATTTTATATTTTTCAAAAAATGATAAATCCTGAAAAATATCATCTCTGAGTTTTCCTTTCTTAAAAAGGTTCTTTACAGAAATATAATCTGATATTTTAGCATCTGGTAATCTGCTAACGTAATCAAAGTTTGGAACTTGGCGGAAATATGATGCCATTTTAGTAACCTACGTTGGTAATTGCGTTTGAAGGTTCATTACCATATTCATCATCAAATAGTGGTTCAAGTTCTTGGAAGGTGAGACTAAGTTCATATCCAACCATAGAATGACTATCTATATCTGGGGTTCCATTCTTATCTTTTTTCTTTCCATAAGTCATATATGATCCATATGGCGTATAATCTACACTACAACCTGTTAGGGCACATTCTTTAAATTTGGTCAAATATGGATGCTGTATATTACCAGATATATACGAAATAGCAAATGTATGTGGAGCTTTTAAAAGAAGACTAGATTTGGTTCTTTTAACTGACATTGCTTGTTTAAAACATCTAATAATGGTCCTAACATCTTTTGCTTCTTCTGGTCCTCTTGGTGTTAATTTAAATCTAAAACTAAAAGTTCTAAGTTCTGGACCAGAAAATAGCAATTCTGTATTTGGATTTTCAATCGCACCAAGAGTTCTTGCCAATATATTATTTGTTCCTGTTATTGCTTCAGTAAATTTTGCTGTAATGAGACCTTTTAAGGCGCCAGTTCCACCAGCAGTAGCAGCATCAATAGAAGTTTTTGCATTTTCTTTTCCTGCTTCTGCCCCACCACCAATTAGTCCTGTTGCAATACTACCAAGAGCCTCCTTAAAAGGTGTCATTGTATCTGATTGCCAACTCACATTATTTTGATCCCCTATTCCTGCAGGAATGGGAAGAGTAATTGTTCCTATAATGTTCCTACCTTTAATTGCTGGTCGATTATCTACTAAGGAAACGGTCCTTCCTCCTGGTGCCTGTGCCTGAAGTCCAGATGGTTTATATTCTATAATTGAAAATTTAATACAATCTTGATCTTCTGCCTTTAGATACTTTGGAT